TATGGTTTAAAAACTAATAGTGTTTGGTTTGAAGCTTTTGATGATGCACCAAGTAGAGATATAAATTATTTACGTCAAATGAGAAAGAATGGAGAGAAACTAAACGAAGGACCACGAATAACATTATCAACTATTCATGGAGCTAAAGGTGGTGAAGCACAAAACGTAGTGCTACTTACAGATTTAAGTGAGAACACTATGAAAGCTTACGAAAAAAATGCTGATGATGAGAATAGACTGTTCTATGTTGGTGCAACACGGACCAAGGAACATCTACATATAATATCACCAAAACAAGAATACAAAGGATATAAACTATGAGTAAAGTATGGGACAAGCAGCACGGCGGGAGTCACTACCAAAAATATAAAATTCAACCTAGTAAGTTTGTAGT